GGTATTGACTACTATAAAAGCTTTCATGGTCTTTCGTTGAAGTTCTGCCAGTTGACTCACCTCTATGTTCTCTCTGTTTCACTGCGGCCACCTCGCATTCCTCCTTCGTTGCATCGGGCAGAAACAGTTTGCAAGGTACGCTTCGCTTTGCTCCTTGCAAACTGCAAGCACCTTTGGGCGTTTCTGCTCCGTGCATCTCCTCGTCATTGCGAGGGTGGTCCTCGCTAAGAACAGGAGAACCTAGAAATGACTAAACTTGTTGAACTTAAACTACAGACCATTCAGTATCACAACGGTGATAACATGGATTACTTAATGACTAGTATGGCGCGAGACGCCTGTTACACTAGCTACAACTCACTTACCTACAAGAAGAAACAGATGGCAGATACCATCACTGACTTCGAAACTGCGGTAACAGAAGGACGCGACATGAGAGCCGAAGCTATCACTCGCAAGCTTGACAACATGGAGATCGAACTCGAACATCTTGCAGAACGACATGACGCTGATTGTCAGGTCTATGCAATCATCACAGATGGTCAAGCTTGGACACCAGAACGCAAGCAACGCAACGTCAAAGGCGCACTTGCTAAGAAAGTTGCAGAACTCAAGAAAAGGGTAGCGTAACAGCTACCCACACCAAGGTTTATGAAGCGATGTACCTTGAATATACAAAACATCACTTCGCATACGCTTAGGTCGATGAGAGTAACGTACCCATAGCGATATGTTTTATTAAACCGTTACCCAACACCTGAGTAAGTGTATAAACTGCTCATTTAAAGTGACGTAACGTAACAAATGACAGTACTGCACAAGTGCAACTACTATCTATTTGAAAGGAAACGCAATGGAGTTCTTTACTCTACTGACTATAGCTTATGTGATTGACGGACATCAGCTTGAAGCAAAGATTTGGTTTGAAAAAGAAAGTGATTGTTGGAGTGTTCTTTTGAAAAACGAAACACTCTATGACCAAATTAATGGTGAAGCTGGATGGTGTGACGTAAGCGAAATACCTTCAAAAATAATCAGACCAAAGATAAGGCCACAAAACTAAGGAGAACAAATGATAGTTAAAGCAGAAGATATGGAACCATTCCTTGAGTGGATTCAAACTTGCCCTGTATCGTACAGCATAAGCTCGATGCAAGGTGGGTACTTTCATGTGAAGTTTATGCTTCAAGTGCAACCAATATAAAGGAGAACAAAAATGAAAACACTTCAAGAAGAACTGCGTAAAGCATTAGAAAAAGAACTTGGCAAAGAAGCCAAGCCTTGGCTCGATGAGAAACTAATCATCGTTACACCAAATAATAAAGGAGAACAAAATGCAGATAACGTATAATAAAAAAGATTATCCAAAATTAAATACGAATGATCTTATGTCTTGGGGTGGATTTATTCCAATCTGGATTGTGGAATGGAATCTACGCAAAGCTATGGGAGTTGATGTAACTCTCTTCGATCATCTTGATAAACAGTACGAAGCTCGTTCTGGTATGGGTATCAAGGGTAGAGAAATGGGTGGAGAAATAAAC